GCTTGATCCTGAGTACGCTGCGGTTGCGTATCTGCGACCGTTTGCGACGAATGAGCTTGCTCGTACCGGCGACAGCGAAAAGACCCAGCTTATTGCTGAGTTCACGCTGGAGATGCGGAACGAGGCTGCTCACGGAATCGTGGCTGACCTGAACCCCGCGCTGTAAGTAACGAGGGAGGTGGGGAAACCTGCCTCCCTCCAACAATATGTCAGAACTATTTTCGGTTGGTGAGGGGCGCTATACCATAGCGCACAAACTAGATGATGTTGTCGTGCTTGAGACAAAGCAGGACGTAACGCACATCATCGAAGCAAACAAAATCCAAGTTGATAACGCAACTCGCAAGATCGATAACGTGATGACGCATATCGCAAGATTGCCGTTCACGGTGATTGATGAACTGAACAAGAAGAAGATCATGCGAGGGTTTGCGGTTCAGGATGAGCGAGCATTCAAGCAATGGCTGAATGACGCAGACAACAGAGTGTGGCGAACGTATCCTGGTTCTGTTTAGGGGGAGTCAATGAAGATTGCGATCTGTGTACCCTGCCGAGACACCGTGCTGGCAGGGTTTGCTTTTGATCTGGCCCGATTGTGTGCGTATGAGGCAAAGCGTGGACAGAATGAGATCCAGCTATTGCAGATGCCCGGTACGCTGATCTTTACTCAACGAGAGAAGTTAGCAGATGAAGCTCTGGAATGGGGTGCTGATGCTGTCGTCTGGATTGACAGCGATATGCGGTTTCCGGCAAATACTGTGGAAGTATTGCTCGCAAGGAATGTCCCGCTAGTAGGTGTTAATGCGACGACGAGGCGAGAGCCTGTTATGCCGACAGCCATGAATCTGAAGATCGACAAAAGCGATCCTAATGCTGTCAAACAGGTGTGGACGAAGATCGAGAGCAGAGGAAAGTCAGGGATTGAGCAAGTGACCGCTGTAGGGTTCGGTGTTACACTTGTGAGGACTGAGGTATTCAAAAAGATACCGAAACCTTGGCATGACATCATCTGGACGGATCATGGAAACGTGATTGGCGAGGATGTCACCTTCTGCGTTCGGTGTCTTGAGAATGACGTTCCCGTGTTTGTTGACCACGATTTGTCGATGCATATAGGGCATATCGGGGTTAAAACCTTTGGCTGGGATGACATAAATGGCCCTGGCAACGTACAGCGATCTAAAGACCACGATCGCAAACTATCTCGCAAGAAGCGATCTCACTAGCCAGATACCTGACTTCATCCGGCTGGCAGAGGTAAGGCTTCGGCGCAATCTGCGTATCCGGCAGATGCTGAAACTTGCGTACACCTCTGCTACGGGTGGTGATTCGACTGTTGGACTGCCGACAGACTTCCTTGAGATGCGGAACTTGTATCTCAATACGAATCCAGAACAGCCTCTGAACTATCTATCTCCGTCTGTGTTCACTCGAAATGCCAGAACACAGGAGTCTGGAAGGCCGATTCAGTACACCATCCTCGCGGATGAAATACAGCTTGCTCCGACACCAGACACGAATTACACGGTTTATATGCTGTATTACGCTGCTCCGACTTTCATGAGCGACAGCGTAAGCACAAACGCATTCATGAGCGTCTGTCCAGATCTGTTGTTGTACGGGTCTTTGTCAGAGGCAGAACCGTATCTCATGAACGACAATCGGCTTGCTGTCTGGGCTGGATTGTATGCTCGTGCGCTGTCCGACCTTACAACGTCTGACGACCAGGGTGAGTACAGCGGAAATCCGATGGTAATGACTCTGGCAAAGAGGTAACAAATGGCTATTTCTCAGGCAATGTGCACCAGTTTCAAGGTTGAGCTTCTTGGTGGTACTCATGACCTTGATACCGACACGATCAAGATTGCGCTCTACACCTCGTCAGCTACGCTAGGAGCCTCTACAACGGCTTACAGCAGCACGAATGAGGTTGCTAATGGGAATGGGTACACCACAGGTGGAAACACGCTCTCAGGTGCATCTATCACTTCCAGCGGCACGACTGCGTTCGTAGACTTTTCGGACTCAACGTGGTCGAGCGCATCGTTCACGGCTAGAGGTGCGCTGATCTACAACAGCAGTAAGAGCAACAAGGCAATTGCTGTTCTGGATTTTGGCGCTGACAAGACCAGCACGAACGGTGATTTCGTTGTTCAGTTCCCGATTGCGGATGCAAGTAACGCGATCATAAGGATTAGTTAATATTGCATTAGTGGTATAAAATCTGGTAGCATGGTTCCTTTAAATAGGAGATAGCCATGCAACGCTATGGGAAACTGCAGTTCATTGAGGAAGTTGGTAAGAACAAGCATGGACAGAAGTTATGGCGTCTTGTTTGTGATTGCGGCAAGGATTGCGTAAAGTTGGCAAGTGCTGTCAAGATCGGGCGAACTAAGTCATGCGGGTGTTTTGCGCGTTCTGGTGTTTTTAATCTTCGTCATGGCAAACGTCACAGTCAGGTGTATAACGTGTGGTGCAACATGAAAGCTCGATGTAACAACAAGCAACATCCCGCGTATCACAATTACGGTGGGCGTGGCATTGGGTTTGCTTCTGACTGGGAGGTGTTTGAGAACTTTTTCCGAGATGTCGGGGAGCCGCCTAGCCAAAAGCATACGCTCGACCGTATTAATAACAATGGTAATTATGAGCCGGGTAATGTTCGTTGGACTTCTAGGAGTGTTCAGGCTCGTAATACCCGTAACAATATTTTGGTCACAATCAATGGTTTGACTAAATGTTTGCATGACTGGTGTGATGAATACGGGATTGCTTCTGGGTCTGTGTATCGCAGGCTTTCAAATGGCGAGGACATTGTTTCCGCTATTGTTCGGCCAAAGGCTCAAAGATTTTTGGCAACAAAAGCTGTTGCCTAAAGGTAGATCATGGCACTTGTCGTAAAAGATCGGGTCAAGGAAACCACGACTACTACCGGCACAGGCACGTACACGCTGGCTGGTGCAGCAACGGGGTTTCAATCGTTCGCTGTGGTGGGTAACGGAAACTCCACCTACTACACGGTCACGGATGGCACAAACTGGGAGGTCGGGGTCGGGACGTATACGTCATCCGGAACGACTCTCAGCCGAGACACGATTCTTGCGTCGAGCAACAGCGGGTCAGCAGTCAACTGGGGTGCGGGTAGCAAGGATGTATTCCTGACCTATCCGGCAGAACGAGCCGTGTTGGTGGATGACAATTTCGAGATTGTTCCTGCGACATCAGCTAGTCTGGTTGGCAACACCGTTACGATTCAGCTTAGAAACAGCAGCACACCCGGATCGGTTCCGACTGCTCTTAGCCTGTCTGCTGGTGAGTTGGTGGTCAACACCGCTGACGGGAAGTTGTATTTCAAAGACAGCGGCGGGACGGTCAAGGTGTTGTCTCAGGCCGATCAGATCGCTCCGCTGACGACAAAGGGCGATCTGCTTGTCAACGATGGCACGAGCAACGTGCGCCTGCCTGTTGGGACTGATGCTTACGTTCTGACCGCTGACAGCACTCAGTCATCTGGTGTGAAGTGGGCACCTGGAGGTGGTGGCGGCGGTGCGGCAAGCGCAGACATCCAAGAGTTCACCAGCACCGGGTCATCGACATGGACTAAGCCTGCTGGGGCGAAGTTCGTTTATGTGTTGATGTTCGGTGGTGGTGGGGGTGGTGGGTCTGGTAGGAAACGGTCTAGCGGCGGTCTTGCTACTGCGGCGAGTGGCGGTGCAGGTGGCGCTGCGGGTGGCAGGACAGAGTTGTGGATTCCCGCGTCTTTGCTTGGCTCTACTGAGACAGTTACGGTCGGCGCAGGTGGTACGGGCGGCGCTGCTCAGACGACAGATAACACAAACGGAAACCCAGGAAGTGGGCAAACCGCTTCCAGCTTTGGGTCTTTGGCGTTAGCGAGAAGTGGAGGTTCTGGTAACGGGGGTACTACTGCGACTCCAGCTGGTGCAAGTTCCGGTGGTGGTCTTGCTGAAACTGTTCAAGGCACTACTTTATATGGATCAAATGGTGGAGGTGGTGCTACAACTACCGGCTCAAACGGAGATCGTGGAGGCTATAAATCAGGAGGTGGAGCAGGTGGCGGCGGGTTTGCAGGAAGCAGCACTACTACGAACGGTGGTGGAACAGGTGGTTTTGGAGGATCTTTGTTTCAAACTTCAACGGCGGCAACTGCTGGAGGTGGTTCAGGTGGAAATATAACCGGCGCACCAAACGGTATTGCTGGCCCTGGCGCATCTTCTTATTTCGTCGGTGGTTCTGGAGGTGGTGGCGGTGCAAGCGGCAGCACTACTGCTGGCAATGGTGGCACAGGTGGCTATCCCGGTGGTGGTGGTGGTGGCGGCGGTGCTGGCTACACAGTTGACTCCGGTGCTGGTGGTAATGGCGGCAACGGCTATGTCCGTGTCGTGACCTTCTTCTGACGAGGACAAAATGCCAAAACAATTCCTCCTCAATCCCGATGGTAGCGTTCCTGCGAACGCCAATGTCGAGCTTTTGCAAGCAGAGGGCATTCCGCTGGTGTTGCCAACAGAGATGCCGAGAAAATCCGGCATGATTGCTGTCGAGCAAGAACCGCAGCAGGACGAGCATGGTGTATGGCGGCAGGTGTGGATTCTTCAGCCTGCGCCAGAGCCTGAGATTGTCCCGGTCGACCCGCTGGCTGCGCTGACCGATGAGCAGAAAACTGCGCTGGTTGCGTTGTTGCAAGGAACGGCTGTTTAATGTTCGGCATATCAGCATTCTCTGAATCGCCATTTTCTGGTCTGCCAGGGACTTCTGTTCGTGTTTTTGTTACTGGAGTTTCTGCTACAGGTCAGGTTGGTAACGTCAGCGTTGTAATTCCGCAAGACGCTACCGCATTCGTATTTTCGTTTGATAGTTACGACATTTTGTCGGCGCTTATTCAGGCTGTTTTTAACAACGAGCCTGGAAAGACGTTATTCGCTGACACAACGATTGGCGGCAGACCTCTCGGTGATATTGACAACACAGGTTCGGTAACTTACGCAGATGCCTTTGACTATCTTGATTGGTACGATTTAGGTACTACTGGAAGTTCGGCATCAGATACCTACATTGAAACGGTGATGAATGCCTATATGACGCAGAATCCTGCGACATATGCGGCATATATCAGTTTTGCATACGGGCAGACTGGTTCTGTTTCGGTTACTGGCGATGCTAATGTCTCGTTGACTGGAGTATCAACATCCGGTGAAATTGGTACGGCAGTTGTTGCGATAAACATAAATGCTCCGGTGACAGGAGTTTCGGCAACTGGTGAGTTAGGATCGGTCACGGTAGTTGCTAAAGCAGTTGCAGAAGCAACTGGTGTCTTGGCTACAGGGTTTGTTGGGTCTGTCGTAGTTACCGCTGATGCTGTTGTAGTCACGACAGGGGTTCAGGCAACAGGCCAGATCGGAAATGCGAATGTTCTGATCGTTGTCCCTGTTACAGGTGTTCAGGGTACGACTGCGCTTGGTACTATCACTCTGGAGTCCAACAACTATCTCGATGTTACTGGTTTCGGGATGTCTCCC